TCTGTGTCTTTTTCATTTCTGCACTTGGTGGATATGAAGTTCCATCTTTCTTATCTTTGGATGGTCTTATTCTTCCTTGATCTCTTAAACGATCATAACCTTCTTCACTTATGAATTCTTTAAAGGTTTTCATTAGTCGTTGTCTGCTCTATCATGGAAATCACCAGTCTTATCAAATAGTTTTCCAGACTGTGACGTTCTTTTATCATACGAACTTTGAGCTTTTTTCCATTGCTTGTCTGCTTCTTTCTTGTCACCTTTCTTAAGTGCATCTTTCCTTTTGCGTTCAGCTTTCCACTGTGCTGATTTATGTTTCATAAGTGCACCGATTGCTTTACCTTCTGGTGATTGTGGTCTTTTTCTTGCTTTAGTACCACCAGATGCTTTAGTACCTTTGTGCATTACAGTTACTTTATCAGTTTTCATAGCCTGTTTTCCTTTTGACATACCAGTGCGGAAATCAACTTTACCTCTTGTTCCTTTTTCTAGAATTTCATCAATCTGCTGACCATTATAAACCTTTTGATATGCATCAATAAGACCTTTATCAGGTTCGTATCCCATGTTTAATCCCATAGCTCTCATTTTGTTCTTTGCCAAATTGAGTTTTGTATACATTGATCTAGGATCTTCTTCCTCTGTCTTTTCTTTTTTAGACTTTGGTTTAGTATCAATTTCGGGTTTCATCATCTCTTCTTTCATACCCTTGGTCTTTACACCTCTTCTTGCTTCATGCTCTTGAGTTCTTTTTACAGCAAGTTGTGCTCTTTCTGATGTCCCTTGACCACGAGGTCCAGATCCAGCTGGATCAAAATGACCTTTCTTACCAAACCTTCTCTCATTTCTTGCTGCAGATTTTCCAAAGATCATGTCTTTGTCTACTTTTGCTTCAACCACATCACCTTCTGGTTCATGAGATGCCTGAATATCACTACCAGCACCCATGCGAACTGCCTGAAGTTTCTTTTGAAGAACTTGCTTCTTCGCCATGTTTGCTTTCTTTTCTTTCTGATCAAGTTGCTTATCTTTTGGTTCTTCCATCTGTTCTCCAACAGGGAATACCTTGATTAACTTTTGATTGTTAACACCTTCACCAGTAATTTTCTTTTCTTTATCTTTCTTTTCGATTAATTCAGCAAATCCATTCTGCCAATTATAATCTTCTTTTGCTGCGATTGCTTTACCGATTGCCTTACGACGCTTATGTAAATACTTATCAGACTTATCTACATCACCATCATTGTCGATATCAGAATCTTCTTTTCCAACTGGATCTAATCCTTTTCCTGATTTTGTAGCAGCAGTTGACTTACCTTTATATTTTTCTGATTTAGCAGGTTCACCATATCCTGTCATCTCTACAGAGGATACATTTGAATTTGCACGAAGTTCTGCAATCTTTGTGCGACTTGCCATTCTTACATAACTCTTACCAGTTTTCTTATCAGTTACTCTTATTTTGAATGTTTTCTCGTCTGATTCTTTTAATTCATCTTCATGAGGAATTGTATTACCATCTTTGTCTTTCTGATGATGCTCAACAAATACTTTATACAATGCAGAGACTGCAGACTCTGTTGCTAGTGTTTTTGCATTAATATAATCTTCACCCAATAACATTTGCTTTGCCCTTGCCTTTACAGCAGGTGCAGCGGGTGATTTAGCGAGTTGTGCTGCATAAGCTTTCTTCACAGTAGCAGGATCTACTTGACCACCACTCTTCGCCTTCATAGCTTGTCTTACTTTATATCTTGTATCATAAGCAAGTTGTCTTGCTTGCTTGTCAACTTTTTCCTTTGCCCCAGTTGGAGCAGATGCTGCAGGTTTATCCATCAGAAAATGTACATTCTTACTTTTTTCTATACTTATTTATAAAGTGTAAACCGTAACTACTTCCAGGTACCATAGTTTCTACGTATTTACGATATGAATCTGTACCAACAAGTCTTTGATCTGCTGGAACTCCTGATACTTTAGTCACTGTTGGAACTTTAAATTTATTAGAACTGCGACCAATCGCAACCTTAACAAGTTCCTGTAAACTGTGATTTGGTTTTTCTTTTGTGAAGACACTTACATCTTTAATCCATGATTTGAACATCATATTATCTTCAGTTACACAGATCAAATAACTTGTTCCTCTACGAATGATTTTACCAACCATACCTGTGTTCACATTCTCTACAAACTGTCCGATACGAAAGATTTTATTATTGACATAATTCTCACGTAAATTTTGCCAATCAAACTTTGGTGCAATCTCCCACATATTCCAACCTTCTTTAATGTTCATTGCAGATCTTATCTTTTGAAATAATTCCTCTGCATCTTTTTGACTCAATGATTTGGGAACACCTTTCATAAATGCTTTGATGTCTCCTTCTGCTGCTGCTTTTCTTTGCTTTGATGCAGACATACCAGTTACATCATCAGAATCTGGATCACGATCACCAGCAGACATGACTTCTACATTGTCAAATTGATATAGTTTACCATTATAATCGTTTGCCAGTTTATCAAATTCTTTAACACGATCACCGCCACCAACTATTCTTACATTTGTATATCCATCATTATGTGCTCTGGATAATACATCAAAGATTGTACGATTTGATGGATCATTCACAATCTTCTCACTATGTTTTGGAAACATCTTCTTCATTACAGATACTTTTGTGTCAGTATCTAATGGATTCTTCTTCTTATCCTGTGTGCGTGAAGGTATAATCATATAGTCATCTTCATCAGATGATGATGCTACTGTGTCTAATAATTTACCATGACCAGTGGTTGGTGGATTGAATCTACCAAATGCAATTGTGAGTGTGCCTCTTGTCTTTTCAACCTGTGGTGGTGCAATTCCTGCATCCTGTTGACCTGCTTCCTGTTCTGGAGATGTTTCTGCAGATGTGCTTGTGGATATTCTCTTTTCTTTCTCTGATTGTCTTGGATCTTGTCCTTGTCTTTGTCTCTTATTAAAGAATTTTAACTGACCTCTTTCAGTTTTAGCAATAAACTCTCCTTTTTTATCGTACCATCCACCATGACCATCACTAACAAGACCCATACGGGTTGCTTGTTGAACGGCTGTTGACTCAAGGAATAGGGAAAATGTCTTCATCAATTTTTAGATAACTTCATCATCACATGATTCTGATTTGCAATGAGATAGTTAATTAATTTTTGTCTTATAATACTATATTTATCTGATTTACGTTTGTGCTTTTTTGATTTGACTACTTTATCAAAGGATAAGTAGCAATGATATAAAAAATCATTAAAGATATCTTTATCTTTTTTTGATTTAGTTTCAAAACTTTTTATGAGATCGTCGATGTTAAATTTCATAAGTTTAGTAGATTTTTAAAAAAGGACCATTAGTGGTAGAGAACTCTTTTTTAGCACCATAATAAAGAACTCTACACCACTCACTTAATTTATCTTTTGACGCTATTTCCGACCATATATGTGCCCATTCCATAGCAATTAATTTAGAAGAAAATCTTCCAGCAGAACTTCGATCTTTACTATCAGTTTCATATTCAATAGATTTATCTAATATTTCTTCAAAAGTTTCTCCTATTTTGACATTATTTTCATAGACTGCAATCTCGCCAAAGTCTATTTCATAAGTAGAATCTTTTAATTCATTATACAAATCTATCCAATATTTCTTATCAGTATCTTTCCACTGACCGATTGGTGGGATATGTGGATGTCTAGATGCAGATGGAGGTCTCTCTAAATCATTATCTTTCAAAAACTCATCAAGTGCAACACTAGAAACTTTACCAAGTTTAGCTCCAGCATCTCTACCTTTTGGAGTAAGATCAGTTTGACTTACATTTCTTGCTTTAGAATATTGAAAACTACGTGTTTGTCCATGTATCTCCGCACCAGATTCTGTCTCTAAATCAAATCCTAATTCCCCAGTATCAAATAAATAATTTGCTTTTTTACCTAATGTAAGTGTGCATTTTATAGATCCATCAATAGGTTCAATGTTAATACGAGTAGACTTATCACTTCTCATATTTGCAAGTTCCATATTTGCTTTCTTTTTATTTGATTTAATTGCCTTTAGAGAAATTCCAATTAAAATTTTATCCTTTAATGCCTCTCTCATGTAAGCATTTAAAATAAGAAGATTGGCATCCTTTGTCATACCTTTCATATTTGTCAATTCACGAATAGTTCCTTCTACAGTTTTTTTCATATTTTTCTTCACCATTACAATATCCATTGGATCCCATCTATCTTTAACTGCTACACCACAATCCGTTTTTGCTATGTTTTCAATAAAGGGCATAATACCAGTATCTCTAGAATATTCATATCCTTTCTGCGATCCAATATATTTTTTTACAGCAGCGACCTGTTTCCTATAAGTTAATTTCCATTCCAAACTATAATTATTATAAATTTTCATCATATCTTTATCAGATGGTTCAACACCCTTTTCTATTACAGATTCAAAGAACACTCTTGATCCATTTTCTTGGTTAGCTGTTTCTTGAGCGTTTGTTGCCATGTCAAGATATCTTTGCGTGAGGTGCGAATTGTCGACCAGGTTTTATTTTCATACCAGTATACAAAAGATCTGTCCAAAACTCTGCAGATTTATCAGTATTTGATGAAAATTTATTAATAGCATCACACCAGAAAGATAACTGCATTAATTTAGCAACTGCATTCCTTTTATCTTTATTATAAACAGATTCTAATAAAAGTTCAAATTCATTATATGAAGGTGCATCATTAATATTTTTAGTTACAATTTTATACATCTTTTCATATTTTGAAGATTGTTCAACTAATTTTTCAGGTGTTTGAGGATATTCTGAAAAGTTTTTTTTAAATTCTTTTCCATTAAGCATTTTAACTACCATATCAATAGGTGCCTGTCCACCTTGAGCAGCAGGAGTTCTTTTTATTGCTGTATTAAAACTTAAATTATTACCTGATCTAGTGATGTTAATTTTATATTCATTAGTAGGACCAATCTTAACAGTGGTGGTTACAGCGTTACCCTGCCAGATATTGGCATATTCAAATTTAATATCCTTCATAGAATAATTTTCAATTTTAGAATAAGAAGCAAGAGATTTTAATATGTTAGATGTATCAACATTATGTAAATGTATTTCTGCTTTGTCGCCAAAATTTACTTTTTTAAGAGATACTCCAACAAGTTCTTCATTCTCCATTAACTCAATTAATAAATTGTTTAACTCAATCAAATGTTGATGTTTTGGTGTTATAGATTTTATTATTCTTTCTTTAACAGAATTCATACCTCTCACTGCCCAAATATCAGACGGGTTCCAAGTTTCATACCTTCCTGCTGGCACTGCAGGATCATGATCTCTTCTCAAATTTTTCATGTGTTTTTCAAAGAATTTGACAAAAGATTGATTATCATATCTAAACTCATCCCATTGACGACCACTATATTCTTTTAACATTTCCTTTTGCTGCTGATAATATGTCCATATCCAACCATCTAATCTAGAATTCCATACAGGACCAAACAACTGTACTAATTGTTTATAAACTTTATCATTTTCTATAGCTTTGCCACTGACTAAAATTTTTTTATCTCTAGTCTCTGTAAATATTTTATTATCACGTAAGGCTCTATTAAAAACTATAGTAGAACCTTCCTCTTGAATTCTTGTAGGTATGGTTTTACCTTTTATACTAGCAAGATTTTCATTCTCTTCAACATCAAAAGTAATAGATATAGATTTACCGTTTTCTGTAAACTTTAAAATTTTATATCCCTGTTTATCCTGTGTTCTTATTAATCCTGAAAATCCTCCTATTAGTGCTTTAAATATTCCACTTTTAAAAAAATTTAAATCTTTCATACTACCAGGATGCTCAAGAGATAATTCTATACCACTCTTTACCTTAAAAACTTCAAAGTCTACTTTTCTAAAAGTGATTACATCTTTGTTAACCTTACCTATCTTATAGAGATAATTAGTTATCTCTTCTAGATTTGCTTTGGGTTTGGCCATTTTAACAAAAAATTACTTTTTGAAGTATTTATTTATTATGTCTATCTGATCTTGATACTTGGCAATCATATCTAACTCTCCTTCGATTGCTTCTACAATATTTGAATGCTCCCCAATACCCACAGGATTTGCAAGATATACTTCAATGTTTGCTTTGTGTTTCGCAATGTCACCTTGTGCGTGTGCGAGTAGTGCTTTGATTAGTTGTTCTCTCATCTGTCTCCCTCCTTACGGTTTTCTGAATAGTGAACATCGAAATCCCCACCAGGATATCTCTTCTTTAATTTATCTACATTACATTCTATCACTTCATCTAATGATACATGTAGTGCTTTACATGCTTGCATTACGTACCACATTACATCGCCCAACTCAATAATAAGATGCTCACGATTATCATGATTCCAAGGTTTACCTTGGAAAACCATTTTCTTAACGATTTCCATAAATTCACCACCTTCAGCACTAATACCAACAGCAGCAGTAAGAAGCCTGTGAATATTGGAACCTTCTCCGTCAAGGGTACTAAGACTTTCAAGGAAAGATTTATAATCCTTACTGGGATCGGATGTGACACCATCCACGAATAAAGCATACTTATCCAAGTCAACTTTTTGTCCTGCATAATTGATATGTGGTTGTTGATTGTTGTGTGTGTTGTAATCTCCAGACATAATTAAAACTTAAACTCTGCAAATGATTTTTTCGGTTTTGCTTTTTCATTATTATACTCCTCTTCTTGTCCGCTGTCAAGAATATCATCCTGTGCCTTTTGCTCAACGTCATATAATCTCATCTTTGATCGATCAATACCTATAATAAATCTCTTGAATATAGTCGGATCATTGTATCTGTTCTTAAGTTGTTTAACCATTATCTGATTGAGTTCTTCGAGTTCTTCAGTAGATATAAGAGCGAACATAAGATCAGCAGTTGCAGGAAGGCCAAATGATTCAGAGGTATCGGTAAGATCAACATCAGAACTAGCAAAACCACTGCGAGTAGTTTGAGTTGCGGATACAATCGGTACGTTCGCTTCGACAGCGAGACCACGAAGTTCTTCCGCAATTGCTTTGATATACGAGTAAGAGTTGACACCACTGTTTGCTTTGTATCTTGAAGAAGCACAGATATTTAGATAATCTACAAATATTATATCAGGTCGAAATGATTTTTTCAATGATAGTTCATTCAGTAATGTTTTAAAGTGACCACTATGTGCTGATGCTGTTGGATATTCTTTGATGATTAACTGACCTTGTGTTTTCTTTGAAAGGTTAGTTACCTTTTTATCAAACATTGGTTTAGGTAAATCAGTTAAATCCTGTATCGGAACATTTAAAAGGTTTGCATCAATTCGTTCAGCAATTTTTTCCTCTGCCATTTCCATTGTAATGTAGAGTACGTTCCTCCCTTGGAGCAACACGGAGCTAGCATGATGGCACATGAATAGAGACTTCCCGACACCCGTACCAGCAAGTGCGATGTTAAGAGTCTTATTAGGTAGACCGCCTTTGGTAATTTTGTTAAAGTATTCCAGATCAAATTCGATTTTGTCTTCTTTCTTGTGGTAATACTCATATCTTTCTTCGTAGTTTAGTAAGTAATCGTGTCCTATATTATTATCGAAAGAAACAGCCAGAGCATCAGAGAGAATACTAGGAATAGCATCCCTTCCTTTTTTGTCATCTTTTCCATCTGCTAACTGAATTGATTCCATGAGTGCCAAATATATAGCACGATCACGACACCATTTCTCTGTAGTGTCAGTTAACCATTGATAATCAACTGGAGAATCATCAAGAGATCTGTTTATATCTCTGATTTCATTTAGTTCGGTATCTGTTAAGTCTGTTCGATTTTCAACCTCAATATTTAGTGCTTCAATTGTTATAGCAGAATCATACTTTACAATGAATGAGGTTATCTCCTCAAATATAACTTTCTCTTTTCTCTCTTCAAAGTAGTCGGGTTCAATAAAAGGTATTACCTTTCGTGAGTATTCTTCATTAAATATGAGATTCCGAAGAATCGTTAATTCAATTCGTTCCATATGAGAATGTGTTCTTTGAAATTTCGTCTAACTTACTCATTACTTCTTCTGTAAAATATTTCTCTGGTTCTGCATATATTTGTTTACCATAGACTTTCTTTCCGTCTATCTCATATCGACCACCAACATTCTTCCACATACCACCAATCTCTCCCAAGTCAAGAAGACCATAGTATTTGTCAAGACCTCTTTCATCATAGTAGAGTCTTATCTCTACTTGTTGGTTTTCTTTTGAGAGTCTGGATTTAATCGTCTTAGCTTTAATAATGTTTCCAACAACTTCTGTCTTATCCTTTTCCTTTTTCTTTGAGAGATAAATGATTGTAGACGAGGCATATTTGAGGCCACTGCCTCCTCCCATTTCTTTAGTTGGGACATAAGATCCGATAACATCGTAGGTATGATTAGTAACAATAAGTGGAATATTTGCTTGACCAAGTTTAAGTGTAAGCATACGGAATGCTCCCTTCACAAGTTGTGATTTGGTCATATCACGGACTTGTTTATCATCCAAGGTATCTCTTATCTCTTTCTCTGTTGAGAGCATACCTAAAGAGTCTAACACAAACATACAAGGTTTGCGTTCGGTCAAATCTTTCTTTAAGTATATATCAACTGCTTTAAGTGCCTTACTACGAAACTCTTCTATGGTAACGACATTGACAACAACAAGTCTGTTTTGATCAATTCCACGAGATGCAAGTAATCCCTTGGTGATTGCAGCTTCAGTATCAAAATAGAGGCAATACCCATCAGGGTTAGTGTCCAGAAAGTTCTTGACAATAGCAAGGGAAAAATAAGTCTTTCCAGTAGAAGTCTCACCAGCAATGGCAGTGATCTTATTACTAGAAACGCCACCATAAATGGAACCACTAACAACCGCATTGAAGATATGACTTCCTGTATCAATGAATCTTTCTGTTTCATCTATATCTGCTGCGATTTGGGTAAATTCATCACCAATCTCTTTTACTATTTCTTTTAAAAAATCCATACTATTCTATAATGTCGTATTCAATGGTTACAGTTTTGGAAGATCTACCCATACTATTACCATAGGCACTGTATGTAATCTTACCATTTAACTGTCTTGCGATATCGTCAAGTTCCTGTAAAAGTTCTTTTTCAAGATCATCTGTAGGATCAAAGTGTTTATCTATATTCATGCTACCATTCCATATTTTTCACGAAGTATTTTCTTATAAGGTTTACCTTCTTCAATCAATGTTTTAACCAACCTTAATTTACGACACAGTTCAGTATCAACATCTGATACAGATTCAATAATGACTTCAAGTTCATTTATATCAATAGGTAAATCCATTATTTAAAAAATAATTCAAGGTTAACAGTTTTTTCGACATTCCACCCGATTGAATCAAGTATTGTCTTGAGTGGTTCTACGAAACTCTTCTCAAATTGTAGATCATAATCTATGTATTTGTCAAGTCCGAGTTCATGTGGAAAGTCTTGAATAAAAGATAAAACATTCTCTTGAATGATGTTTGGTTTGTAAAGATATAAGAACTTTACTTTTTCACCATTTCCAATCAAAGAATATTTCTTGTCAAGTTTATTCTTCTTGACATAGTGATTAAACAATAACGCACCACGAATATGTATTGGTGTGCCCTTTGCATATATTGTAGACGATGCCTTATACTTTTGCACGTTTGATGCAGTGCGAGGAAAGGCAATATCTTCTGGTGGTAATTGTTTAAATTGTTTTCGAGACTCATCAATAAATTCAATGACATCTTCTTCTGTGCCATTCATCATCAACTTGAGTGCATCCTTAATCATTGTGCGACAAGGT